GGTGGCGGGTCTATACTGCACAAAGTCGCACTCCTCCAAATCCGTAATCTCAAGTTGGAGTTGGACTTGGGGCCAATAGTGTTTCGGGACGTTCGGTTCAATCTTCCGGGTCAAGGGGCACTTAATTTCAACTAAAATTCCATCCTCCGTGATTCCGTCCGGTGATGCGCCGAGCCATGGGTACTCGCGGTGTTGGACCAGACCCACCTCATGGGACTTTCTGTTGTATTTTTTGTCGTACAAGTCTCGCACTACGGGTTCAAGCAACGTCCCATGAGCCGTTGCCGCATTCCCGGCCCACTTGGTCCGAAGCACCTTCTTTTTGACAAATGCATCCGGTGATTCATAGTGATTTTCACCAAGGGCACTTGCAACGTCACTGGCCGTGATCATGTTCTCACGGAGATCTAACCATTCCTGAGACCTTTGTTCAGCATATTCTTGCGCAATCAGCTCACGGGCTCGGAGTACCACCGGCGTTAGACTTTCCATTGACTGGAATTTTCTTATTTTTGAAACGAGGGTCCGTCTTAAGTACAATCTCTGCGGCGTTTTGCTCAGCCTGTTTCTTCGTGGTTGCAAACCCGGACCCACAGTCCATCCCGTCTACCACAACCGTGATGAAAAACTGACCATTCGTCTGACCATCCAACCGGTATTCGGGCAAGGCGTACTTCAAGGCTTGACACCACCGCATGAGCTGGTCCTTCCAGTTATCATCCACAAGGGACGTTTGGACTTTCGTGAACGAGTCGAGCACAAACCTTTTGGCATGAACCATCCCCAGATCCAAATAAATGGCACCGACAAATGCCTCGAACACATCCTCCATAATGTGTTCATTCGTGTTCCAACCGTTCCGCTCACCTTTTTCATCCATCAAAATGAGTTTATCGAGACCAAGTACCTTCGAGATTTCGCACAGGGTTTTGCCTCGAACCATCTTCGTTCGAGCCTTGGTCAAGAACCCCTCTTGTTCCTTTTCGTGCAAATCAAAAAGGTGTTTGGTAATGACGAACCCGAGGACGGAATCTCCCATAAATTCAAGAGTTTCGTACGAACCAGTGAGACCTGAATACCGCTTCAGGGCTGACTTGTGCGTAAACGCGCGACGATACAATGCAAGGTCTTTGACTTTGGTCCCAACCAGAGCATTCACGACATCACGTGAAAGCTCTGGAGGGGGGACGAGAGACTGCTGAGTTTCTGTTTGATGAAGGGTCTCCATGTTTATGTTATATTACACACGTGGTTTTGTTTTAAGTCATTTAGGCAGTGGCGGTTGCGGTGGGCTTGGCGACCTTGGGCCGCATCTTCTTCTCCTTTGGGGGCTCGGCCGACCCCGCAGGGGTCGTACTCTCACCGGTGGGAGTCTCAGCAGCCGCCTTCTTCGCCCTGGGCTTCTTCTCAACAGGGGGCTTCTCCTCCTTAATGTAGTGTGGGTTGATGTACTTCTGGATATTCAGGAAAGTCACCTGAACGTCCTCAGGCACCTGCAGCAGGTCCTTCAGCGTCTCATCCAGAGTGATGTTCTGACCAGCCTTCAGACCCTTGGCCTCCACGTACTCGTTCACCTTGCGAGTCACCTGAGACCGAGAGATCTTCTCATCGGCCGCTAGGCCCAGGAAGGTGCGCAACTTCTCAGAGACGCCCAGAGGCTTGTTGAAGCCATTGTTCTTGGTCCGGGCCTCCTGCTTCTCACCAGTGGGGTCCTCCAAGTGCTGACGAATCTTGCGAATGTCCTTGTGCAGGGCACGTTGCTCCTTCGCAATCGCCTCAAGTGCAGCAGTCAGAGTCTCGAGAGTAGCCATCTCTTTGTACTATAGGAAGGACGGGTCTCTTTAAGCAAGGAAACACCCTAAGACGAGTACTAGAAGCAATGGGATCAAAGCAATCAGTAACACTTGCCAAACTTTGTAGTCGCTCGTCACAGGTGTTAAAATTCCACCAGGTAAAAGTGTTGTTGGCGTGTTTATAGGGGTCGCTCCAGGTAAGTTCGAAGGTTCGTTACTTTGCGGAATGTTTGAACCGTACCCAGCCGGTAAATCGATACCAGCCGATGGTCGAACTTCAACGCGTGTGACTGGATCTTTGTTTTCACATTTTCCGAGACAACACCCGGCATCACATGGATACACGAGTCCGTTTTGTTTGCTCACGTACCCACAAACATTTGAATAGAAATTGAGTGGATCAGCCAGACACGTGCAATCTCTTAAAACATACTGGGCTCCACACGAATTCATATATACTACTAAAGTTAAAGAATATTTTTGTACAAGTACTACAGATGGAGTACGGAAAGCCTCAGAAGCTTCCAGACGGCCGGTATTTCCTACGCATCGCCGGAAAGACTCAGCAGGTGAACGGTCTTGTGCTCCAGGATTCCCTTGAGACCAAGACGGTCAAGTTCAAGGTCTCAGAGGGTGCTTCAGATATTTTCAAGACAATTGATGAGGAGATCCTTACCCAGGCCAAGGCATCCAAGGTGGAGTGGTTCGGCAAGGAACTTTCCGATGAGACAATCCTGAACGCGTTTCAGGAGAGTGTCACGGACGGAGTTCTCGACGCGTCTCTGGCCACTGTCAAGGGACAGGTGACCACGACCGCCTTCGATACCCAAAAGAATCAGGTCGAGCTTCAGGCCGTCAAGGCCGAGACCAAGTGTGATGTCATGCTTGAGTTGGCCGGTCTCTGGTTCCTGAAAAAGTCGTTCGGTCCCATCTGGCGCGTCCTTCAGGTGCGTGTCCGGGGAGGGGCGGTCGTGCCACCCCCGAAGGAGTACATGTTCACAGACGAGCCCGAGGATGAGGAGGACCCAGCAGATTTTCTCGATTGAAAAGTTCCAGGGAGGGGTGGAGACCTTCGGTTGGACAAGTCCTTCGGACTTGGAAAAAATATCCCAACTTAGTATAAATGAATCGCAAGGGTCTGGCGATCGTTGTCCTCGTCGTCATTATTTTGTTCCTTCTGTTCAGCGGCCGGAAGAGTGGGTTCGGGATGGCTAACCAGGGTCAAATGTCCGTGGGTGGCATGAATGTCGGTGTTGGTCCCGCGATGAATGCCACTGGCAGTGCCAATCAGGGGGCACAGCTGATGCCCGCCCCCGTGACGGCCATGGGCGACAACATCGGTCAGACGGTGTCGTCCGCCAGCCTGATCCCCCGCGACGTTGTGGCCACAGAGGATTTCGGTCAGTTCAGCCCAGACAAGATCCTCGGTAACCAGAACTACCTGGACCCACGCAGCCAGATTGGCTACCCCGAGACGCTGGGTGGTGTTCTGCGTAACGCCAACCGCGACTTCCGCTCCGAGCCCCTGAACCCCCGCACCCCAGTGAGCATCTTTAACCTCAGCACGATCCCCCCTGATGTCATGCGGCCCAAGTTTGAGATTGATTACGAGTATTCTTGATTTAAACAAATTCTTTCTATATACCAGTAAATGAAAAAGTGCAACGTCTGTAAGGATGATAAAGAGCTTACAGAGTTTCATAAAATGAACTGCGCACCTGATGGTCTCGCTTACACATGTAAAGAATGTAACAAGAAATGTTATATCAAGCTTGTAACCGAGACTCTCAGGGGACGTTTATCACGTTTATGTGCCTCAGCAAGGCAAAGAAGTAAAGTAAAAAAGTATGAATTCGACTTGTCAGTTGACATATTGAAAGCCATGTGGGACTCTCAGGGAGGCAAGTGTGCTTATTCAGGGCAACCTATGAATTTAGTTGGAAATTGGCAAGTTTCCCTTGAACGGAAAGACCCTTCCAAAGGATATACACAGGACAACACGTGCTTGATATGTCTCGAACTCAATGGAAGGGATCAATGGAACCCCGAAAAAGTTGAATACTTTAGAAACTTACCAAAATGTCAGGAAGTAGATTATAGTAATGAAATCATCAAAAGTTATAGATTTACTTCAGTTCACAAGGGGAAAATAGACTTGCTTCACTTGCGTCAGAAGATGTACGCGGCTAAAATGAACGCCAAAGCCTGGACTACAAAGAAGAAAAATAGAAATATGCTAGATACTATTTTTGATTTAGATTTAGAACGTCTCGTACAGATACTAAAAGACCAGAAGGGACTATGTGCCTATTCTGGTATTGAAATGGGGTATGGCACTGGAAACGATCTTTCACTTTCTATAGAACGTCTTGATCCTAGAAAAGGATACTATCCAGAAAACATAGCCTTTGTGTGCAAGATATTTAACGTTGGAGACCATAGAGTTCAGTCCGATGAGGTTCGAGAGTCATATCCTTCGTGGTCCAAGGAAAAATGCGAGATTTTCTTAAAGAAATAATGCGGTGAGATCATAGAATGGATTTTAAAACCGCTATGACTGAGTGGGTCGCTCTGAAGGCCCAGTTGGCCGCAGCTCGCAAAGATCTCGGAACGTTGAACACACGTGAGAAGGATCTTCGCAAGTTTGTGACGCAGCACATGCAGCAGAACGAGATTGACACTGTCAAGGTTCAGGACAAGGTCAAGGTCAATCTCAAGGTTAAAAAGACCAAGGGCTCTATTACAAAAGAGGTTATTCTCAAGGGCCTTCGCACGTTCTTTGGTGGAAACGAGGCTCAGGTCGAGGGCGCGTGGAACGCCATTCAGGACTCGGCACCCACGAAGGAGACCCCTTCCGTGTCCGTGACGGGACTTAAGGAGTTGGTGCCCTGAATATACAAGTAAAAATGGGTGTCAATGACGAGTACTCTCGCGATGCCTATCAGTACGAACAAGCTTGGAACTCGGACGAAGACTCAGACGAGTTCGATTCTCAACTTGATCCAGAGGATTGGCAGGCTGTCTATTCCGAAGACCTTTTGGATGCGTGGATGATTATTTATGAAGAACTTCGCGTAAACTATCTTTCACATACCGTCAAGTATTCTCAGTTTATCGAGTTTGTGATGGAACCTTGGAAGTGGTCTCCGTGTTCCGACCCGAGCCCGACGCACAGACGTTTGTGGACCGGAATTGTCACCATTGAAACTATTCACGAGCGTGTTGAAGAGGAACAGTTTTACGGGTGGGCTCAGCACTACCTGCGGGCGCTCACATAATATGTGAGCTTATTACAAATGATCGACATTACGGGTCCAAAGGTCCTCGTGCCGACCATACTTTTTGCTCTCTTGAGTCCAGGGCTTTTGCTCAGCCTTCCACCAGGCTCTGGACTTTTGATCCAGGTGTTGTTCCATGCTTTGGTCTTGGCCCTCTTGTCTTGGGTCATCATCAATTTTGTTTTTAAATTCACATTGACCCCGGCCGACCTGATCGTCCCAGCACTTCTCTTTGTCCTCCTGACTCCAGGTGTGATCCTGTCTCTTCCACCAGACGGTGGGTCCATGTTTTTCTCAGGGAAGACGGGTGTCGTCCCCATTCTGGTCCATACGCTGGTCTTTTCGATCATGTGGGCAAGTTTGCGTGGTTTCTTTCCCCAGTTTTATTAGACCATGAAAAATCTTATTATCGGTCCAGGTGCCATGGGGTTCTTTATGTACCTTGGTGTTGTTTCAAGATTCAAACGAGAAGGCCAACTCGATGATCTCGAGGCCATCTCGGGTGCATCGGCCGGAGCGCTTCTTGGGTTCCTCTTTTGTGTAACAAAAGGCGACCCAACAAAGGTTCTTGATTTTTCATTGAATGTCCCTGTAAAGCACATCATGAAACCGAACATAAAATGTCTTCTCAAGGACTATGGGCTTATTTCGTATACAAAAATTCGAAAAGTCCTGGTCGATGCGTGTCGGTCTTTTATAGAGAAGGATGACGTGACCTTTCAGGAACTTTACGAGTTGTACCCTATAAAGTTCTACGTCTCAGCATATTGCGTCGACTTTATGAAGACTGTATACTTTTCAGTCGAAACGACCCCGACCATGTCTGTTCTTGATGCCGTATGTGCTTCAGTCGCTATACCGTTCCTCTTTTCAAGTGTAAAATTGAAAGACGGTTGGAACTATATCGATGGCGGTGCAGCTGAGGTTATACCCGGTGGCCCCTTCCTTGGTCAAGAAGCTTTTGCATTGAAACTTGCATGGAATAGACTGGAAAAGGTCAAGGATCTCAAGACGTATGCGTTAGGTATTCTTTATTCTACTATGAAATTGAGGTACACATACGATTTTCCTTTACTAGATCTCGAGCTTCACGGTGAAGATATGTTCGACTTTGGTGCGTCAAACGATGCAAAGCTCAAGATGTTTCTCAAGGGGTACGAGCAGACCCGGTAGGGTCTGCGAGGCCGAAGGCCTCCCCAGAACTTTTTTCGCACGTAAAAGTAACAAATGCGAACTATCATTCGGTCCGGCTACGTTCAGCACCGGAAGCGCAAGACGATCACCGTGCATCGCAAGGATGGGAAGACCTACCGGTACACTCGCAAGGCGGGAACGACTCGTGTGCGTCCCGTGCCTACCAAGGACGTGGGTGCGATCGGTAAGGGTCCCAAGATCATTGGCCCACTCAAGGCGGGTATGTTGACCCGGTACCACTA